GAATGAACATGTTCAGGCGTTCGGTGACGTCAGGATAGTCTCCGACGGAACGAATTTTCTCCATGTCACCGGAGGCTTTGCTCATCTTGTTGCTGAAGAACAAGCGTGCCAGTTCGGAACTGCTATCGCAGAAGACGCTCTTGTATTTAGGCGCCATGAGTGACCTGCTTCCAGTATTCACTGTCGGCGTACACCGTAGGGTCTGGCACTTTGGCTAGTGAGAAAGCTTCGGCGCGTTCGACGCAAGTGCCGCAACGGCCGCAGTGTACCTCACCGCCTTTGTAACAAGACCACGTTTGGCTGAACGGCACTGAGTGCACTCGGCCGATATGCACTATATCTGCTTTGCTGAGGTGCACGAATGGCGCTTCAAGCTTTAAGTGAGACTGAGAGCCGAGTTGGAAAGCTGCGCTTAGGCTGGTGAAGAACTCTTTTCGGCAGTCGGGGTAAATCGGGTGATCTCCCGCGTGAGCGCCGATGAATACTGCGTCAGCTCCCAGTGAAAGGCTCCAGCCGTAAGCCACCGAGAGCATGATAGCGTTGCGATTCGGCACGATCGTCTGTGACATGTTTTCTTGAGCGTAGTGACCTTCGGGAACTTCGCCCTGGAACGTGAGAGAGGACCTTAAGAGCCCTTGAATGTTCGTAAGATCGGCGATTTCGTGCGGTAGCTCGAGCTTCGCGCAGAGAGCTGCGATATAGTCGAGTTCTTTCGAATGGCGTTGGCCGTAATCGAACGACAGAACGTGAACATCGTACTGCTGCAGTACGTAATACAGAAGTACTGTTGAATCTAGTCCTCCTGAACAGACGACGACTGCTTTTGGCCTGGGCTTTGTTACTACACTGTCAATTGGCAAGTTGTTTCTCCTTCCATTTCTGGTAAATTTCCAGGTAAGCAAGTTCGACGTAATCCGGCTCACGAAGCATGAATTCTCCCTCGAGGGCTTCACGAGGATGTCTCTGGCATTTGGCGAAGTAAGTGCAGGCTCGAGAGTAATCCATGCACGCGGTCGTACGTCTTGTAATGGCGAACGGGTTGCCCAAGTGGCGATCGCGAAAGGCTCTTTCGTACTCAGTGGCTTGCTGGCGGAATTCTCCTTCGAACGATTCGAGGTCCTCACGGCAGCGCTGGAAGACTTCGCGAGCGAACCCTACCTGCAGCTGATCCTTGGCGTTCTTGTAGGGCTTCTGAATGACGTTCAGAATAAAGCCTGCAGGCAGCACCCCGCAGTGCTTCCAAATTCCGTACATGTAGCCGGTAACTTGAGCATCGAGGTAGTACTTCTTGACGAACATTTCCAGCTGTTGGGAGTTCGTCTTATGCTCCATAAGCCAGACGTCGCCGAGGTACTGTACTACGGCGTCAGTTTTGCCGCGGAAAAAGTGTGGCTGCCAGCAAGCGTGCTCGTGGTTAGAACCTGCAGGCCCGGGCTCCCACTTGTCGACGGGGCACTCGTGAAAGGCTCCGCTGCAGTAACGCTTGTGGAATTCGTAACAGTGGTGGTAGGAATCGGGAATCTCGACCATGAACTGTACTTCAGGCCACAGTACTTGAACGGGTTGACTTTCGTAATTCAGGCAAAATTTATGCACGGCCATTTTCGACCATGCAATGCCTTGTTCGATTTCGGGACGTTCTTCCGGTAGGATTATCTTGCCTTCAAGCTGTGAGCGCATTATTTCTTCGGTCTTCTCGAGAGCTTGACTTATGTCCCGGTTGGCGAAGAAGTTTGCTACTCCTTCATGGAAGCCCGATCCTTTCAGCAGTTGAAGTTCCGGCTGCCATGTTTGGAGTCGCAGTTCGTCCCAATTCCACGCTTTCTCGGGACACTTGCCGAACTGACTCAGTCTACTCCAGTTGACGATCATTGGGGTCCTTTCCCTATGTTGTTTTCTATAAACATTATACTATGGGCTCTTGCAAAAATCAAGCCGGTAGTGGCTTTAACTTCCGAGCAGAAAGAAGGTCCTTCAGCGCATTGCCGGACGCTGAAGGACCTTAAGGGCGAAACGCTTGCCTGGGAGTAAAAGAGCGGCGCTTCGCTGCAAGCCAGCGCTCTGCGGACGCTAGCAAACTGCCGCCGGCATACGTCAGTCGTTTTCGGTGGCGTCGATCGGCGTTTCCGCGTCGAGAATCTTTTCGAACTCTGCTTCAGCCTTGACAGCAGCGGCAGCTTCGATCTCTTCCCACTGATTCGCGTACGCCTTGCCGGTCTGGGGATCGATCACAGTGCTAGGAGTTTCGAGGGCGAGAGCCTTCATCTGCTTGAAAGACTCATTGCGAGCTTTGTTGTAGGCAGCCTGTCCGCCCTTGGCTTTCTGCTTCGCTTGCTGCAGCAATTGGCGGGAGCGGAAGGCTTCGAGTTTCTTGGCGCGCTCTTCAGGGCTGAGTGACGTAACGGTCTGGCGGATTTTTTCAAAGTCGATTACAGGAGTGGACATGGTTTAGTACCTTTCTTCCGCACTCGGCGGAGTTAGTTCTGAATTTGTTAGTCATTACTGACTTACAAATTAAGTATACTATGGCTTGTTTAAGAAAGCAAGCCGCTAGTGGAGTTAAGTCATTCGGCAGCGGACTTCTTGGCTGACGATGTATCCAGGTTGAACAAGTTTTCAGCAACCCAGAGAGCTACTTCGCGTTGTTTTTGCGGTGAGTCGTTTGGCAGCAGGACGATTTTCAGATCCTCTGTTTCAGTTTCAAGGCGCCGTTGAACTTCAGCCAGCTCTCGTGCGCGTTGCTCCGGCGGTAGTCGCTTCAGTGACCACAGAAGATCGTGTAGCTTCTGCTCGCTCTGAAACGTGTTCTGCAGTTGCGTGACTAGCAGCAACTGCGTACCGTAAGGTGAGGCAGTCTGAGGTTCTTCCGGTAGCAGTACGTGAACGTAAACGTCTCCGTCTGTATGCGGCAGTTTGTACACTTGTTCGTACGTTCCCTGCCAGAGAAACGTTTTGAGCTTGTCGGTCATCGGCTGCCGATGAGTGATTAGGAACGTTTCTTCTTTCTGCTCCACGTTAATGTCCTCCTAAGAGTTTGCGTTGTTCGTCAAGCTGCGCACGCATGAGGAAGCGGTAAGCTTCCCCTCGCGTGCAGGCGCAGAGGCAGACGTCCTTGTTCGTGCAGCCTGGCCTTATTAAGGTATACTCTTCGTCATGCGCACGCAGTACGTCTGCCGCTGCAGTCTTATAGTTCTGAATCCACTGGCGAATCAAGTCACCTTTAGGCATTGGGCAATACCTCCAAGTCTTCAGAGCGGGGCATTAGGCGATCGAGTTCTTCCTGCGACTGAGCGTTAAGTTGCGACAGCTTTTCGAACTGAGACCGCACGAGTAGAGCCTTTCGGCGGTGTTCGAACTTCGTCTCGTAGCCTTCGTCTAGCAGTTCTTGCGACAAAGTGCGAATCGTTTCCAGAAACACGTCTTCGCGCGAGATCAGAAACTGCAAGCAAGCAGCAAAGAGAGTGTCAGCTTTCTCCTGCAGTCGGCGATCGTTCATCCTTGTACGCCATTCTGTTTCGTTCATGGTTTTTCTCCTTCAGTACGTGACAGCGTTGATAACAGTTGGTCTAAAGCGTAAGCGGCTCGCCGCACTTCATCCAACAAAGACGGAGGAACTTCAGCATGAGCTTCGAGGACCGTAAACGCGTGGTCCTCGAGGCTCTGTACTGCTACGTAAAAGCGTTCAGGATCCCAGGAGCGAAGTTCAGCGCTCATTTGGGAGTACCGGTTCTTCATTCGAACTGTCGATGAGCGCGTCGGCGACAGCGTCGCGCGCTTTCTTCTTAAGAGCCTCTAAGTCGACTCCACGTCCGCGGAGAGCATCTTCAAGCAGAGCGCGTTCGATCTTCGTCTGCGTCGTACGCTTTGCATGATAGTCGCGACGATTCGATAAGAACGTCAGAACCCAGCGAAGTATGTCAACAGTGTCGACAGCTTCAGGTTCTGTAAGTTCCAGCTCAGCTCCGTCGTTGATGCTCTGATCGATCTTGTTGATCAGCTTGACGAGTACGGGAATTTGCGGCGATTTGAGGCGTTCTTCAGTTTGTAGCATTTTCGTTTCTCCTTTGTTCTGTGTTTGCGCGTGCGCGCTCGTTAGCTCAAGGTCCACGTTATCGTAATGCTGAGCGTCGGGTCGTTCTGCTCGTCTTCACTCAAGCCGAGAAGTTCCAGCACGGAACGAGGTACGTACTGATCCGCCAGCGGGTAGTTACCCCCGAGGCGTTCGTCTGTTTTCATGCGAATTGAGTGTTTCTTAATCGCCCCGATGTCAAGCGGGTGAAACTCAACCTGTACTTCTTGCTGTGCTGCTCTTATGCTCATGTGCTTAGCTCCTTTTCTTCGTGCTCTTCGTGCGTTACAGTGTGGCGACGGAACTCAAGCTCAAGTTGTGCGTGCAGATGTCTTCCAGCACCCACGTTACGAATTCACGCGGAAGTTTGACATCCTCTTGCGCTTCTTCTAAAGTTCCGTCGCCCTTTGATACTACGAACGTTCCGTCGGTGTAAAGTTCTACAGCCGCGAGGAACTTTGCATCATCTTCTGCAGTTTCTTTCCACCAGACGGTGAAAAACTGCAGCGTACGCTTTGCTTCGTTCATCTCATAGCTCCTTTTGTTCTGTTGTACCTCGTGGAGGTTTCGTACCCGCAGCTCGACGTTTTCTTCAAGCTCTAAGTACATTATAAATGAAATTTCTAAACTTTACAAGTGGATAGTGGCTCCGCCCCCCTGCGTTACGAACGCTGTTGGTAAGCAGTGCACCAATGCTGTTCGTGAGTTTCGAGAAAGCCCTTAATGCGCACCAGTGAGCGTGATTGCGTGTCGCATTCGCCCCAGCCTGGCCGCGCTAAAACGTAAGGCCCGCCTACGACACCTTCGCGCGTGATACGCTTCCAAGTGGCGCAGTTTCGGCAAGCTTGGCGTTCGAACGTAGGCCGTTTGAGTTCCTGTGGTGCTAACGGAGATGCTGCTAAAGTCATAAAGGTGACCTTTCTGCCGTCTGATAACGGCTTTTGATTTTGTCATTCGTAAGGCTTTTGCTAGAAACGGTTCTAAAAAGACGGCCTCATAACTTTTTTTCTATGCGGCCGTTACTAACTCGTTTAGATCGTTTCATGAACAAGAGCCAATGCCATGCATTCTATGCCCTTAAATATACATATAAAGTGACATAGAACACCCTAGTGTGCGTGCGGCAGCCCCCTACGTAATTCAGTCAGTACGCAGGCTTTTTTCCGCCGAAGCTGAATAAATCAAAGTCACTCCATATCTTTCTCTCTCTCTTTCTCTCTCGTTCTTCTTTTGTTTTTCCTCCTCCTCTCTCTTGAAGTCTTAGTCACCTAGGTCCTCAGGGAGGTCCTCAGGGAGGTCTTCAAACGTTTCCCGAGGCGCTTCTCGCTGCCGCTCTCCCGGTTGAGGTCTCGCCGTCAGAAGCTTAGTTCCGGCAACTTCGCGGTTACGCATACGTTCCTCCACCTGCTGCTTCTGCGTAAGTTCGAAGAGTACTTGCCTCGAACTTAAGATTCTAAGGCGTTTCTGCAAATACTCTTGAGCACTCTTAGCCAGAAGAAAGTGCACTTTATCCACCCGGTTCGCAAGTTCGTTAAGTGCTTCTAGACTGCGCTCAACTTGTGCTATTTCGTACTTTGCGTTCAAATAGTCTTTCATTTTCATAGTGTTTCGCTCCTTTTGTCGTTCACTGTTTCTGTGTGAGTTCGCTACTGGTTGTTAAGTTGGTGGTTAACGTCTGAGCCCTTTTGATAGTATTTATTACGGGCACAAAACGTATGGCATTGGCTGTTGTTTTGATTACATTCTAAAGGGTTTAGTAACGGCCCCTTAGAACAAAAGTTAAGCGGATGTCTTTTTACACTCTTTGCACCTCATGATCCGCCAAATGATCAAACCATCAGTCAGTCAGTCCTCCCCCTCGAGCAAAAGCAGCATCTAACCTGCTCTGCGCCGCCAGCGTGTCCTCATCAGCCTGTGCCGGAACAGCCAGCTCGTCTTGCAGGGCAAACCGTCCCTCAGGCCCTAAGTCTTCATCGACCTCCTTCCTCAAGCGCCTCGCAGTTACAGCTAGGGCTTTCTTCTCATGTGCAGGCAGTTCCGCTCTCTCCAACGCCTGCCTTACGCGTTCCTTAGCCCTAAGTTCCTTAAAGACTTCAGCTCTCTTTCGATGATACAGCCTCTGATAGTCCTTATGGTACAAGGCAATGTTAACGAGTGCCACTAGGTCTTCCTCATCAAAGAACAGCAGCACCTCCTCCAGCGCAGCAAAGGCGGGATCGCCCTCAGCAGAACGAGGACCCTCATCCAGTGCCTTCCGTAAGGCTTCACGCTTCAGCATGTGACAGTTCCTCCATCAGTCTCGTCAGCTTATATTCCACGTGCGCTCTCAGGCACCAATGAAGCATCGTTAGCTGTTCCATGGTTAAGAGAGAAGAAAGCAGCGTTTCTTCCGTACTCTCCGGCAGTGCCTGCATACCCTGATCCCTGAGACGTTTCTGCCAAATTGCCCACAGTATCCCTACCTCGCGTTCGGTAATCCTTCGTTCCGTCATACTCGCTCCTTTTCTCTGTGACAGTCACAATGACACGCAGCTGTTACGCCGTGCCCAAGCGTGCGTACACCTTTGCACTTGGCGTGCTCTCCAGCGCGGCACCTTGCACTTGACATCTGCCACTTGGCAGAATGTCCTTGTACTTCACTCAGACTTCTATGCTGCACCTGAACGCCGCTACCATCCTGCGTATACGTTACGTCCTTAAGGTCCAAGTACGCTCGAGGTAGCATAGCAGAGCGTCCCAACGCGTTTGCTGGATTAAACACTTGTTTCTTCATATACTTAGTTCCTTTCTTACGTTCTTACGTTCTAAGTGAGTACAAGGCCCTCACTTACGGCACTGTGACAGTTAGACTGAGCGTTACGCGAGAAGCACAATTACGTTACGCTTCAATTTTTCCGCCAGACTGTCGTGAAACAAAGTAAGTTCCGGCGGAGTCTCTCGTTCGAACAGCTCGAGAATCTCTTTCTCCGTCATGTCTTTGATATCTTCCTCGAAGTACTGCGCAAGTGCTTGTTCTCTCGTGCAGCCGCACATGTCCTTATACAACTGAGGGTCTTCCAAATCTACAATGAACGTAACTAATGCTCTCTTCATACTTCGCTCCTTTTCAAACAGTTTTTCGGTTAACGTTGTCAGCCGCAAATAGCCTTTTCTACGGTTTCGGTCGTCTCAGTTAACGACGGACAAGTACTTAAGCTTACTTCATTATACTACAAGTTACAAAGTTTATCAAGTGGCTAGTGGACCCTACCCCTCCTTCTGACCTTAGCGACCTTAGCGGCCGCACTAGACGTACGTGGGGTGAAGAACGGGTCCTGCTGCCGCAATTTTTGACCACCCCCCTTTGTTGCGTCGGGTAGAGGCTGTTGCTTGGCTAAGGTCACCTGACGACAACCATCCATCCTGCAGCAAGTGCCGTCAGCCCTGCCACCAGTAAGCATACGCGATAGGCGGAACGCGAACACAGTCTCTGTGCTACGGCTAACAGTACTGCCCCAAGCACGATTTCCACCCACATCTGTCCCAGTACATTAAGCACGTTCATGTGAAGCTCCTTCTGACGCCCTTGAGGACGTCCCTGTTGTGCCGTCCTAAGACGGTCGTTTCTGTCGTGAGCGGCGTTGCGAGTCCAGGGCGTCCCCATTCACAGGAAACGCCCTAGATTTGCGGAGGGAGCCGCTGGATCCGGCTGCGAAGCAGCCTGTTTTGTTGTTCCTCCTTTACGTTCCTTCTTCAACTACCGCGCAATGATGATGCGGTTCTTATCTTCAACAGCCTTCAGTTCAGTCAGTTCCTTCTTCAACAAGTTGAGTTCAGTTTCCATGAGCTTGCGATCCATGTAAACTCTCTTGTTCCGCTCTGTGCGATAGAGTCTGTTGTCGATGCCGTGACGCAAGCAGTCGGCAAGTTCTTCATCCATCGTCTTACCCTGACGTGTTTCCAACAGCTTAGCAAGCTTAGCGAGCTGTTCGTCAGAGAGAGTGATCACGAACTGATTCTGATTCTGTGTCATGTTAGTCATTTGAATTCTCCTTTGTTGTGTTGTTGTGAGGTTGATCCCTCACTTGTTCGCACGAGTGCTCTTCCATAGCGTGCGATGCAAAGGCGTCCCGGGGGTCCCCCCCAAAGACGTTTAACTATCGCACGTATTAGCGAGGGAAAAAAAATAATCCCAAAATGGCCATAAGGGCTTTTGCTTGGCACAAACCAGTCCAGCAGCCCCCTTTTGGCTCTTGCTTCGGGCCGCCTTCTGCAGTTATACTGTAATCATGCAGGCAGATACTGTGGTCAGTCAAGTTCCGAGCGTGCCAGTGGGGATAGCTACGCTAGCTCCGGAGCAGGGCCTGCGGCCTCGGCTGAGGGAAGATTACGCGGAGCAGCCATGCCTTTCGGTATCGGAGACAACGGTCGGTCTGCGAAAGGAAGAACTCCTACGTCTGTTGATTGCAGGCAAACGCGTTCGCGATGCCGCTAAGATTCTGAGACTGTCGGCAGGGACCGTTCGAACGTACATCAAGTGCCCTGAGTTCCAGCAGAAGCTGTGGAACCACGACCAGCGGCTCTGGCAGTCGATCGACGAGGAACTGCGCAGCTCGAAAGTCGATATGATCGTTCGCATTCGCGAAGCTTCCGACCAGGCTTTAGAGCGCATCGTCGAACTCATGGACAGTGATGACGAGTCCATCAGCTTTCGAGCCAGTTCGGACATACTGGATCGTAATCCCGAAACGAGTAAGCGTTCTAAGCAAGACACCACGAGTACCAACGTTAGTATTGACTTCAACGCTCTTATATTAGCTGCACAGGTGGAACAGGAAATGGAGGGCCGCCTTGTCGAGTCAAGTTGCACTGCCCCCTCCTAACCTGCGAGAGACGTCTGAAATCTTTCGTACAGCTACTTCGGGTAACGCCGAAGAACTTCGCGACACCCTTAAAAGCAAAGCACTCGGCAGCTTGTACTACTTTACCAAGGCAATCTTAAACTTTAATGCACTGTCGCCTAACTTCCACTACGATCGCTGCCAGGAAATGCAGGATTCAATCCCCCTGCTGAAGCGAGGCTTCCTATGGCCTCGCGGTCATTTCAAATCTACGATAGTCAAGAGTTACGTCCTATGGCGCTTGTGCGGAGGAGGCGATCCTCTTGCAGACTTCACACAGCCCGACCGCGATCCCCGTAATCAGCGCTTTCTGTTCGTAGGTGAGTCCGACACACGCGTCGTTGCTGCTTTGCGTAACATGAAATGGCACTTGACGCAGAACAAAATGGTTCGCTGGCTTTTTCCAGAAGTCTGGCATGATCCTAAGTCAGACGCTCTTTGGCGTGAGGACGAAATTTGCTTACCGCGTTCGAGGGATTACGACGAATCAACCATTCGCGCTATCGGCATCGGAACCAAAGTTACGGGCTTTCACGGCAATACGTTTATCTTCGACGACTTGATCGGCGAAAAGGCAGCTGGATCTCAGGCCACTATGGACACGGCGGACGCGTTTATCGACTACGCGTTGGGCCTCGCCGATGAGCCTGAAAAAGTCGAATGGCTTTTCGCGGGCACGCGTTGGAAGTACGGCCGTGCCGATACGTACGGGCGCCTTATGGAAGACGTACCGTTCTTCCTAGATGCAGAGAACAAGCCCCACGGAATCAAGTGGTACGTGCATTCGGCCATACTGGAGGACGGCACACCCGCTTTTCCGGAACGGTTTTCAATCGCCACTCTGCAGGATATTAACAATCAGCTCAAGGATTATAAGTATTCCTGCCAGTATCTCAACACGCCCGCCACAGCTGAAGGCGGTGACTTTCCTTCCGTACAAGTCAAAAGTTTCATCGGCGAGGGCGACACTATAAAACCGTTAGACGGTACACCCGAATGCCGCTTAACCGACTTGCTTCGCATAGGCTTTTGGGACTTGAGTTCCGGTGGCTCAAGTAAAGGCGCGTGTGAGAACGCTATCATTATCCTAGGCACGCATGCAGACGGACGTAGATTCGTTCTCGATGCCTTTTTGAAAAACTGCGGTTACCGTCTGGCACTTGAAAACTACTACCGCCTAAACGACCAGTACAAGTGCTATCGCTGCTATT